ACTTGTAAGTCTTGTCCTGGAACTAGATTAGTTTCATCAATCTCAAATACTAAGTTACCTGACAATACAGCATTATCAACTGCCATTCTCATAAAACCATTCATAAGTGTTTGAGTATCTGACATATTCTCAGCTAATCCTACACCAAAGAAACTATACGGATTAATCTCAAATGGTGCGGCACAGTATGGAATACGTTTAGGTGTAAATGGATTTATAACTAACCTTAGTATCTTATTATTAGATACCCATATATTAACTTGTAATGTATCTACATCTTTAAAATCATTAGGTATTTCTAATCCAGCTTCTTCTGCCATAGTTCTGTCTATGTTGCCCCAGAACTCTAGTACCTCAAATCTGTTTACATCATATTGAGTTTCGTTATCTCTTAAATCATTTTCCCACCATTTACGTGTATAGTTGTATCCCATCTCGGCACACTCATCTATAGCATCGGTATCAAAATAAGGTCTCTTCTTTAAGTTTCTTAGTTCTGAATAACTTAGCTTGTGTCTTTCAATAACGTACTCTGCCTCTGACATATTGTTTGCATCATAGTCAGGGTAGAAGTTCCATGTAGAAACTGATTCTACTCTTGGTACAGTTTGACTCTCTGGTGAATAGTTACCTTCTTCATCCCAGTTAGCTCTTTCTTTATCAAAAGCAAAAGGTCCTTTAAGTATTCCTGTACCAAATAATGCCATCTCAAAAGCAACTGTTCTTAGATGCTTAGATGCATTTGATTCTTCGAGTTGGTCAAGAATAGTCTTTTCCATTCTTTTAGCAGCTTTTTGTGCTGGGTAGTATGTCTGTGCAGTTGGTGTTAAACCTGTACCAGACTTTAGTTTTTCTTTTATAGCTTCAAGGTCATCTTCATATGCCCCAAGTTTCATATCTCTTAGTGTGTCTTGTGTAGCCCCTTTAGGTATATCTTGTCCATCTCCAGGAAAACCATACACATTGTTTAATTCTTCTAGTGCATTATCTGGTTCTTTAGGGTCAAAGTTTACTGCCTCGTCTACACCATTAGGTATTCTAGTTGCGTCTACTCCTAGAGGGAATCTTTGCCCTGCAAATAAAACGTCAATAATTTGACCATAGGCTGCTAAAACTTTTGTTTTAGTTATCTTAATAAATACCTGAGACTTCTCAGTTTCTGTAAATTGTGTGTCTGTACTGTAGATGCCTCTGTATTGACGATAAGAGTTTAACCATCTTTGCTCATCATAGAGTCTTGCATCTTCTGCAGTTGTAAATTTTTCTGTAACATAGTTAGCTAATTCATCCTTTGGGTTTTTAGGAACAAATACTATTTCTTCTATGTTTTCGTTTTCATTTTCCATGTTTAATATCCAAATACTCTATCTGCAGGATTCCATGTTCTAGGCATCGCTGCTGGGTCATAGTCAAATATAGACCTTGACCTTGGTCTGGTCATTATACCATATCTCAAAGCATCATACAAATGGTCTTCTGCTTTCGTGTCTACATCTTCAGAGTTACTTTTATCTAAAGGTATAATAGGTAACTGTGCAATCAAGTTAGTACAGTTGTTAAATATGGTTAGACCTGCCTGCTCTGTAATATCATCTACCTGAAGTCTTCTGTGTATTTCGTTCTTACCTGAAACACGACTTCCTTTACTTCTGTCTGCTGGTCGCCAACGACAACCAACTGAAATCATTTGTTCCGCCAAGGAAGGACCTGTATCACCCCTTTTATGCCAACACGAACTGTCGAGTACGCCATACGAGATTTGTCCATCACTTCTCTCCACATCCAAGATAGCAAACGCCAAATCTTTGGCTGTATATTTCGATACATACATTTCACGGTAGACCACAAGCTGCTCAGTAGCTGGGTCAACTGCAAACCATAAGACTGCAGAGTAGGAAGAATATCCGTAATCACACGCCCTAAATTTTCTCCAATTGTCTGGAATTGCAAATACATCCGTAACATGATATCGCCTATCAAACTCAGAAAAAGCCGCACCTTCTGCAACATCCCAACTTCCCTCCAATAATTGTCTACGTTGTGTCTCTGGTAGAGACAGCAACATCGCTTCGTAGTCTCCCTGCTCATATAAGAAAGGATTATCCATTAACTTCGCAGGGATAAATCTTCTCTTAAACAAAGGCTGTTCAGACTTCGCATGTTGTTTGGGGTACTTTAAGGTTTCCCCAGTCGTAATATCTGTCGCCCAAAACGGCTTACCCGCTGGAGCAGGGTCAATGAACATTTTTTTGACCCAGCCGTGCCCTGGTCCTCCAGGGTTTGTCGTACCTCGCATGTAAACGGGGAGCGACGGGTCTGCAGTTCTAAGGCGCGAACGTAAATAATCCCAAGCATATGGTGTCGGATACTGTGTTAACTCGTCAAAACCAATATAAGTGAATGCTTGTCCTTGGTATCTTAGAACGTCTTTCTCTTGTTCAAGATATGTCATCCAAATTCTAGCACCAGACGGGAAAGTCCATTGGCTCTTTTTCTCCATCCATTTAGCCCCAGGGAAAGCCTGAGGATACATTTCCTGAGATTTGTGTATAATCTCCCTAAGTTCGTCATTTGTACGTCTTAATATAAGAGCGTTCATATTCGGGTTGTTGCAGTAACGTAGCGGGTCTACTATCAGACTGTACGTCTTGCCACCCCCAGCTGCCCCTCCATATAATACTTCTCGTTCTGGTGCAGCTAAAAAGTTCGTCTGTGGTCCTGGATTTGGTTGGAATAATACTTCCTGAGTTGATTCCTCCTGGACAGGATAAGCTTCAGGTAAACTCTCTGTAGCTTTCTCCGCAATGTCATTATCTTCTGTGCTCCTAGCTATCTTAGCTAATTTACGCTGTGCTATGTTTAAACGCACACGTGCAGACCTTTGTTGTTTCTTAGCTTTAACTAAGTCTTTTTCTTCTTTAGTTAAAGGCTTGGGCTTTGATGTTGCCTTCAGCTTGGGTCTTGGCGGTGCGGCTTTTTTGTTCAGCATGCCTTCGTCTATCTGTTTTGTCTGTCTTTATACGCTTCCATAATCCCATGGGAGTTATGCTACGTCCTGTGTATTCTGTTAACCATCTAGCTACTTCTGGATACGAAGACTCTTTTAAGTAATCTTCTGCCATTGATAAGGCTTCTAGTTGTTCGTCTACTGGTTCTAATAAATGTGGGTCGATGCTGTTTGCTTCGTATCCCCAAGGTATTGTTGGACCCTTTAGTGTCTTATATCTATTAGTCGGATTCAATTTCTGTGCTGGTGTCATCTGCTTTAGCTGGTAAAATAAATACGCCCATTGGTTTATCTGATGTGACGTTTAACTTCTCTACTTTAGATAATCCTACTCTATCTAATATCTGTTGTGAAGCGGCTAGTCTTTCTCTGTTACCAATAGCTGATGGGTCATCTATGACACCGACCATTGATAATACAGCTTTAGGAGCATTGACTGCCATCTCTAATTCTGCTCTCTCTATTATATGCTTTCGCACTGAGTTAATAATATGATGTGGGTTAGTTGCTTCTGAGTATCCTGCAATCTTCATAGCCTTAGCGTGATTACCTTTAGCAGGACCAAACAAAGCATCTAAGAATTTATTTTGTAATTCTGTTAATTCTTTATGCACGAGGATTCTTCTTTCTAGCTGTTTTGGTTCTAGCAAAAGAACGATTTTTGCTTTTTGATTTTACAGATAATTTATTCTTTTTGTTATTCATGGGATTACCTGTGGTATGATGTACGTCTTTGCCATCACCTTTAGTGACTAGACCACGTTTCGCCATTATCGCTCGAGCTGCATTCCTTGACGCTCTTCGCTTTTTTTGCTTTGCTTTTCCGTGGTAACTGTCGTACTCTTTTCTGTAGTTTCTTGTCATCTCTTTTTAGATACTCTTTTCCGTTTTCGTCCACTGGGTGATACGGACCACTTAATTGCCGTGGGCTTACCTCCTGTATTTCCTGCGGCTCTTTTCTTAGCGACTGCCGCACTTTTTTGTCCCTTCGACATCCTATCTGCGACTGCCTTGGGGCGACACGCTGGGTATTTCCTCTTAGACTTACTTGCTGATTTACGCCCACAGGGTTTTCCTGTAGCTACATCCCTCCAGTCCTCTTTGAACCATTTACGTAAACCTCCTTTGTACGCCATTAATAAGTACCACCTCTTTTTTTGTAGGTTCTAACAAGCCAGGCATTTGCATACGCTGATGGATATACCTTAAATTTTCTTTTAGCTTCTGCTTTAACTGATGCATATAATTTTGCATTTTTTGGTTTTGGCGACCCTGATGATTTTTTCTTTGCTGCCATTCGTAAGCTTCCTTTATTTCTTCTATTGTTCTACCACATCCTTTACAGATATCGTCTTCTAGTGTGCAAACACCGATGCATGGGCTTATAATCTTCCTGTCCATTTGCCTACAACCCAAGCTAGTAATCCTGCAAAAAATAATACAAATATAAAAGCTATTCCGTAACCCATATATTCCATCAACTCTGCCTGACGTTTCTCTGACATCTTTTCTTGATAACGTCTGGACTTTCTTGCTTCAGCTTGAAAAGCCTGCCAATCTTGCCATAAGCCAGGTCTGCCTATGTATATCATCATCTTCTTGAGTTCTTCTTCTTTTTCTCTTATTTGCTCAAGAGCCATGAACTCTTCTAAATCAGAACCACCACCTTTAGCTTTTTGTTTATTTGCTTTCTTCTCAAGTTGTTCTTTTGAGAATACAAAGTCAGATATTTGTTTAGCACAACCTGTAAGTTCCTTTCCGTTGGATACGAAACTCTTTATTACACTAAAAGCTGCATTTGCTGCCGCGAGTTCTGCTAACATTATCTTTTCCTTATTGGCTTACAATATGCTGTAATCTGTAGATTAGGTCCTTCCTTTTGTGGTATTGAGGGTTGTCGGTGTAAGCGTTCAGCAAAATACAAACACCTATCTATATCTTCAAAGGTTTGTGTTTGGTCTACTACTCTTAATCCCATCATAAACACTAACACAAACTCAATCATTAGTTAACAAAGTCTAATTCTAATTGGTCCTCTGTTGGCTTTTCGTTATGACATTCGCAATTGCACTCTTCGCAATCGCACTCATAACATTCGCAGGTTTCGCATCTGTCCTTTTTCATTTTCTTTTTTTATACCTTTTTTTCTGGTCTTTCTCTATCTTCTTGAGAGTCTTAGCTTGTGTTGCATGCGTCTTAACTGATTTAGTTAATCCTTTAATAATTTTTTTTAATGGTTTAGTATAATGCGGCATTATTTTTTCTTTTCATTTGAGTATAAATTATTGAAAGTTACTGAAGGGTCTAAGTAAGTTTCATGTGATTCTGCAGAGTGCATATGCTGAGAGGGTACAAAATCAGGTGCTCCTTCTCCAGTTCTCCATAGTGCAGGACTTGTTGCTCTTACTCTATTGTTTGGTAGAGCTACTACGTTACCTGTCCATTTACCTGCATCAGTTAAATATAAGACATGAGACTGTTTATGCTGTGAAGGGTCATCTGCAATATCATTATCTGTATAGTCAACTGTAAACAAATACTTACCTTTATGAAACTGATTATCAATCTTGCATAACCACGGAGAAGAGCTGACTCTATCCATAACAACAACACTGTGTGTTCTTGATTCGCAATCCCATGGTTGACACAAATGGTCTTCCATAGGTTCTGCCCATTCTTCTACAGGTATATCTGCGACTAGGGCTTGTATAGGCATCCGTGCCCACATTGCTCCTCCATGAACATTCTCATCAGGACCATCTTCTCTGTCTACTTCGCAACCAGTGAAAACAACTTGGAAGCTTAAAGACCTATCGGGAATTGTGTTTACGGCTATAACCATAGCATGAAGAAAATCTCCATGGTGTCTCTGGTGGTTGCACGTAAACTCCCTTCGTACCCAACACTTAAAATGAGGTACGTTACTTATGAGATACGACATTACTTCTTTTTAATCGCTCCGCCTCTGGCATAGCCTTTGGTCATTTTAGAGCCGCCCATTTTCATTTTACTGATTTTGCCGCCTCTAGCGTATCCTTTAGTCATTTTCTTTTTAGTCGCTTTCTTCTTCATAGCCATGGTTGTCTCCTATATTGCTATTTCTTTTTTCTTTTGCTTACCTAGCAAATCCATACTTTTGTATGGGGTCTTCTTATTTATGTTATCAGGATGCTTTTCTTTCATACCAAGTCCAAGTCCTAAGAATGAGTCTTTTTTTGCTTTTCTAAATTTTCTTAAATCTTTTGATTTTCTATCGCTTGGTCTCATAGCCTGTTTAAGTGGCATAGAAGACTGTTCTTTTTTAGGTTTTATTACAGGAGTTTTAAATTCATATTTGTCCATGAGTTCGGATGTAAATGTATCTCGGCTACCTTGTCCTACATCAGGAGCAAACTCGCTCATTCTTTTACCACCTGGAAAGTATTTACCTCCGTCAGGTAATTCAATCATGCCTGACCCCTTCTTTAATCTAGGGACGTTAGTAGGCAGTTCCATTATGTGCTTTGGCTTCTTCATTTATTTTTAATTTTCTTTATGCCTACAGCTAAACCACTCATGGCTTTCTTAGGACTTTGCTCATTCATACTTTTAGTAATAGCTTTTTGTCTAGCTGTTTCGTACCCAGACATCTTTCCATCTTTATTAAGGTCTCCAAGCATAGCACCTCTCATTAATCTTGGTACGTTAGTTGGTAGGTCCATAATTGATTTCTTACCAATTTTAGCTCCCTTTCCTATTGTTTTTAAATCTTGGTCCGATATACCTTGATTATTTTTATTTGTTACGCCTTGTTGCCTATACATTTTTAAAACATCTGCATCCGACATACTAGGCGGCAAATCCATTCTAAATCTATATGCATCTGCTAGAGACTTCTTACTAGTATCTGGACGCATCTTCATTTTACTTGTATCAATCTTATCATCTTTGCCAATTTTAGCAACAGCTCTTTTAGACTCTGTCATAAACTTTCTGTCTTTGGCTTTTTTTAAATCTTGGTTGGTAATTCGTTCCATTACACTGGTACTCCTAGTTTAATAATGCGTGCTATCAGCCGCTCCGCTCTCGCAGTTGTCTGCTTATGCCATCTGGAATTTTCCATCTCTTCAGCAGCTTTAATCCAATCTGCATCATTTACTGCAGCAATAAACTTTTTAAATTGGC